CCCTCCTGCAAGGCCGGTCTATGACCTGGCCCCGTCACCGCCTTTACAGGGGTGATCCCCACCCAAGTTTAGTGCTAATCGACTTGGGGCGACCAAAACGCTCTAAGTGGTTACTCGAAACTTCGGGGGGCAAATCCCGAAGGCGTGGAGAAGACTTTAGGTCTTCTACACTATGCGTGACGGGTTGCCAGGGCTTTTCAGTCCTTGTATAAGCATCACCGTCAAGCTTAAGCAAACACTTAAGCAAGGCACCTGACCCCTCAAGATGATCATGAGGGGACTTGGCCTTCACTTGGTAGCCCTTGACTAAAGGGCTGTGAAGATTAGGGTGCATGCGTTGGGTTTCAAAGCCCAACACAGACTCCCTGCCAAGCACGGGGGAGGTCGGTAAAACGGTCGGAAAGTCTCCGAGTAGCCTACTCAGATTCTTATCCAACCACTGCACAGTCCTCCAGTAACCACTCCAATAGAGTTGGTTCCTGAGACTGACAGCCGAAACAACCTCCGTAGCATCTTGCCGTTGTGCCGGAAAAACTTGCCGGGCCTTGACGATTGAAACGTCAGACCCATTAAAGTACTCCCGGCCACAAGACTCCCTGAACTTTCCAGTCCAGAAAGACTTGTCCGTTCCTACGAGAGCACCGAAATGCTCCAAGGTCCGCACAACGGTAAGCACATGGTCAACAGGAACGATTAGATCGTCCCCGAAGACGCGTACCGAAGAGGCGAAACCTAAAAGGTCTCGCCTTCTAAGTGACGTGTTAAGCGATCTCTGAATTCCTAGGAAGATTAAGGTCGTAAAGACCATAGCTTCCACAGGAAAACAAAGTGCCGAACCCATCGACGCATATTTGGCAAGCCGGATTACTCCGTCATCGCCAATAGAGGCCCGTCTAGAACGTGTCGCATCGACAGCCGCATGCAAATGTGGCCACCGACGAAACATACTCCGGACGAGCTGATTCGAAACCCGATCGGAAGCATCACTCAAATCGAGTGTTGCGGTTCTCTGATCAAGAGAACCTCGACGAGCAAGTTCCTGATTAGGAACCTGATCATCGAAACCGATCACTTGAGACAGGAAGTCATCCTGTCCGTGGGACTCGAGGAAACTGCGGAGTATGGCCTGTTGCATATACTGCATACAGGTTGGCTCCATAGCAATCACTCGAGGGGTTTTGAGCGTCTTAGGTACTAGGACAACCTTTACAGGTGTCTCAGCGCCAGGTTCGACGAAGTCATATCCCTCCATCTGGTCGTAAAAACGCCAGTTCGGAAGAACATACTCGCCCATCGGTAAGATGGACTCGAGTCGGGTCGTCCAGACAGCTTGATTAAACTTTCCGTTTCCGGAAAGACCATCAGCTGTTGATCCTGGACCATGCTTAGGAACGAGACGACCATAATAGATATCTCTATCTATACGGTCAAAAACTCGTCCAAATAGCAAGTTCGACATAGTCGTAAACTCGAGAAGATCTCTCTTCGAAAGGTTACGATCGAACTCCCGGACTTCGTGCTCACACTTGATATAGCCACGCATTGCCTTCCTTTGACGTGCTGGGGAGCACGCCAAATTAATTTTGCTAAACAACAACGTAAGTTGTCGTAAGGCAATAATGGAATCAATACATGGCTCATCAAGTAACAAGCCACTATCCGCGTCAAACACACGGGCGCAGAAACCTCCGAAAAATCGGGGGAGCCTGCTACCACGTTCCTTTCGGAATGCGGTATGTAAGCCCACCTGACCTTGGTCAAGCCATTTTTGGATGGCCTTTCCAAAGTCTGGTAGGGTTATTGTGAGAAACGATAACCCCTCATGTTTGACACGCATCTCGACGGTATTAATGTCGAGATGGGCACTCGTGCAGCACTGACTAGCCGATTCCTCAGCTAGTCGGGACCAGAGTGACATCAGGCTTTTCAATAGCCCTCCTAGTAGATAGGGGGTAGCTATATCCATAGCCTATGTTACTCACTACTAGTTAGTACTAAGGACAAAGTCCAAAGTACCGATGAACTCCCTCCGCCACGCCTTGACGACTTCGTCGTCCAAGTGGACCTTGAGAATGACATCAAGAGCCAAAGGATCATAATTTGGAAGTTGGCAAAACCAACTTTCCACTTCATAATCCGTGGCAATCTCAGGAACAAAGAGAAAAACAAACGAACGAACAAGTTCGTCGTCTGTTAACTCAAAAGCTCCAGAGTTGCTAGGTTCTTTAATCATCTCAAGACCCCAAGTGGTCGGAGGATATTCATACAAACTAGTAACCACCGAGTGACACACTCACGTGTGCAAGCCTACGCGATAATAGGATGTAATTAAGACCTAAGTCTAAAAAACACCTACTATCGTATTGATAACACTGCGAATAATATCGAAGGTTACGAATGCAAATACCAGCGTCTTGTAAGACACCGATATATGCAAATCGATCTCCGAACTATCACCAGTGTTATCGTGGCGATGAAGATCAGCCCAAGACCGCCTAGCTTTCTTCGAGCTAGAACGATCAAGGGACGGATCTTCAACCTCGCTACGACTCACCACCAATTACCTTGGTGATGAGCGCATCCGAAGACGCCGTAAACAGGGTTTTGAATCCTGTATAAACAGCGAGACTCTCCGTAGCCGTATAGCCGGCGGGTGGAAGATCGAAGACGATGTAACACGCCATCGATACTTTCACATTTTCCGTCGGCTTAAACGGATCGGAGGTCATCTTCGAATGGTCGATCCTCAAGAGGTGGCGATTCCTACCCTGCTTAGCAGAGGTATGATTCACCGACAACTTGACCAGCGTATCAGCAGAAGTGTAGGCGCTTTCATTACCTTCAGCGAAAGTTCGCGGAAGGGTAATGGGCACCGCACTAATGGTGATCGTCTGTGGATCGGTTAGTGCCATAGGCATCACTCCTAGGGACCCGAGCTGGGTCCCCGATTGGCGTTTGACGCAAGTCAGACTTCCATGGCTAAGCTAGGAACGTAAGTCCCAAAGCCGCCATGATGGCGATTTGAGCAGGTGATATACTGCTCAAAGAGACGCCGAATCCGAATGGTGTCGCCCTACGTCGTATCTTCGTTTCCGAACACACGACGAAAGAAACAGGGTGACCGGCGAAATTGACTTTGACGGGATCAAACCCGACATCGCCGACATAGGAGTATACATCACGGACCACTGTGTGTTCCATGATGTAACCTCTCCTAAGTACCTGACCGTTGACAGAATAGTTGTTGAGGTTGTTAACAACATCCCCAGCATTACTAAACCAGTCAGCGGCCCAGCTCCATGGAGCAAGCTGCCAAAGGACCTCTGGATTCAGTTCCAAGCCAAGAATATGGCTGGCATGTGCCAAATGCTCACCAGTACTCCCGAAAAACTCCGGGGGTGCATGGTAAGTAAAGGCACCTGAAAACCAACGGTCCACCGTAGTCCTTCGACTACGTACAACAGCTCCATTACGTTGTCCTGCTACGTTTTGATCAAGGACCGTTAAGTCAAACGGGCCTCCAGCAACACGGCCAGGTGCCGTGAGGCTGGTATCAACCGTAGTCACTTGAGTGGGGAACGAATATCTTCGACGGATATCCTTGCCACTGTCACGGAAGAACTGCGATTGCAGATCTCCCATTTCAGCGACGCCTCGAGCAAAGCTCTTGACGTCATTGACAAGGGGATTCCAACCGAACTCAACATTTAGATACTCATCTCCCGCATTACGCGCGAGACGAGTTCTATCCTCCCAGAAGGAATGTCCCAATAAATGGGGCAGACCATCTTTGAAGGTGTCGAGCGTAGCAACCGCAAGGTTAGCTACGGAATTCGCTGGAGAACATCTCGAAATGGCAACAGTACCTACCGCTTGCAACGTAGCATCACTGCTACGTGCAAAAGGTGGGAAAACTGCGTCATTATAGACGATAGGAACATACAGTGGAAAACTTTTCTCCACTATAACGTTCACACCGTCTGTACTCGAGAAGAACGATGCCGAACGCGTTTTGTAAATCGCCGGTTCAGGCGACTCAATCCACGTCCTAAGCATCGTAAAATCTCCACCCCAATCCCGTCCGGCAGGCAGAGGAGAAGGTCGTCCAGTTCGGACGGCCCTTTCCAAGGCAAGCCATTCAGGATGGTTTTGGGATATAGTTGTCTGTATCCCCTCAAGTACCACATCGGCCAAACTGAGTGGCAGTGTTCGAATAACAGCTTTACTAGCTGCGTTCCGAACTACTGCACTGGACACTCGGTGAGGCACGGTATAAACCGTAGTCTTACGACTCTTTGTGGATGACAACAAAGCTCCTTCGGTCCTATGGGGTTAAATCCCCATAATTAACTCTCACCCCATCCTCCCTCCCCGGAAAGGAGGGGATTCAAGGATAAGAGAGAGAAGTGCTGCACTGCGCCGGGCACCCTCACG